ACGCTGTTGACGCCACTCTCGGTGGCCGTCACGGGATACTGCTCGGCCTTGCCAAGGCGGGCACTGCTCACAATAGCAACGGTGTTGCCAGGGCTCGTCACAACCGTCAGGTACCGCTTGCGGCCCCGCAGGTCAACGTTAAACCGAGCGACGGCACCGACGACCGCACCGGTCGTGCTGCCGGCACCAGCCGTTACCGAGAGTCCAGACACGTCCGCTTGGCCCGAGCCGCTGGCGTCCGACTCTTGCACCTTCAGAACGCTGGCATACGCCGCAGTGGCCGCCGTGAACGGCGAGAACACAACGTCGATGGCCGCATACTTGAAGCCGAGCGTGTCGATCTCGTGCGAGTGCGTGGCCGAAGCCGCAACGCTTGCCGCAGCCTTCGTGACGCTCTTGTTACCAGAGGCGTGGTTCATGTCTCAAAGTCTCCAGGGAAGGGTGTCAGGATTAAGCGAGCTTGAGGGCGACGACCGGGCCAGCCTCGCTGGTGGTGCCCAGCGAGTGGTGGTTAATGTCACATCGGTAGGTGACCCGCCACACGGTCTGGTCAGCCTCAAAGTAGCGGTCGGTCGAGCTGGCGATCTGCATGTCGCCCTTGTTCGCCATGATGGACGAGAGCGAGATGTCTCCGACGTAGGCCGCAATCGCGCCGGTTGTCGGTGCCGAGGTCATCTTGAGCACCCACACGACCGGCAGGCCAAGGAACGTGTTGGGCGTGCCCTGGGCAAGGTTCTGGGCGGTGTTGCCACCAGCCAGAGCACCAATCGTGCCAGAGCCAGCGGTGCCGCTCGAGAGCATCATCCGCTGCACGCTCTGGTGATACACCGCCGGGTGCATGTACCATGCGGACGTGCCGATGGCGTACCTGGGCAGGCTGGCGAGAGCCTTGAGGTAGTCATCGATGTCGAGGGTCGCCAGCGAAATGTTGCCGGAAGCCGCCGACACGACAGACGCGGTGTGCGTGCCGTCGTCGATTTGCGAGAGCCCACGGATGCCGCCGTAAGCCGACGTGCCCGTGCCGTTGAAGAACGCATCATCGAGGGTGCCGCTGATCGTCGTGCCGTATTCCTGCACGAGCCACTGAGCCACCGAAATCGCATTGTCGGCCAGAAGCTCGTTGCTGACTCGGGTGGACGCTGCGAGCTTCTTGAGCACCAGCTGCACCATCGTCGCAGTGGGGTCGCTGGTCGTGATGGTGGAGTTCTCACCCAGCCAATATCCGGTCACGCCCGACAAACGCTTGGGCACCAGCAGGGTGTCAGACGAGGTCGTGACCCGCTGGGCGAGGTTCATGGACACGCCGAAAATTTCGACAAGGCGTGTCAGGCTGTTGCTGAAGTCCTCAAAAACCAGCGCACCGCCGAGGCTGTTCACCTGGCCGCCGAGGTCACGGGACTCGATGCCGAGCGCGTCACGCACCCACTGGCGGGCGTGAGAATCGCCGTTGATGCTCTTGAGCCACATGCCGCAGCGATGGGCCACCTCGGGCGACTCAAACACGCCGGGCTTGTAGCCACGGTAGGACACGGCCTCAATGCGAGTCTTCACGGTCGTCTCCACGGGTGCAGCGCGGTGCAGAACCTTGAGCAGTTCAGCCTTGCGAGACTCAGCGGCCTCGCTCTTGGCGATGGCGGCCTTGATCCGCTCGGCCTTGGCAAGCAGCGAGTCGTACTTGGCCTGACGGGCCTCGACGGCCTCAACGGCGGATCGCTCGCCTTCAGCAGGCGTGCCGTCCGGGTTCTCGGTGGACTCTTCTGCCGCACCTTCCTCATCGAGCATCCCCATTTCAGCGAGGGTGGCGGCGAGTTCGTCGAGCAGTTCCTTGACTTTGCTGGCGGCCATTCGTGTGGCTCCTGTGTGCGGTAGGTAATGACCTATACGCACGCTAGAGCCAGCGGTGACGTTCCTTGCAGTTGTGTGACTGCAGGTTGTTGCCTAGTTAGGCAGCGAGCGCCGGCGAACTTCGCACGACTTCACGACGTGCTTGGCCGTCTTTCGGCACGATGGGCAACGCAGGTAGCGAGTGCAGATGCCGCCCTTTTCTGACGACGAGTACACGCCAAAGCGTGCCCGGCGACAGTGTGGGCAAACGTCACCCGACTTTGTGGCCATGCTGCCTCAGAAACCTACGAATCGCCTTCTCGCTCTTCGCATCCCGTGAGAAACCCGGCAGCTTCAGCGCCGGTCGGTGCGATTGTAGGAACCGCTCATAGCTACGCACCACGACCGACGCCGTGGCGTCCTCGTAGGCCGGTGAGAGCACAGGGGACACGTCATAGACGCCGTCCACCTCATGCACGTAACGCACGGCCTGGCCGTCTTCCTCCGACCACGATTCGCCGTCTTTGCCAGCGATGGCGAACGCAAAACTTGATCCGAAAACGTCGCCACGAGAAATCAAAACTTGAAGATCACGCCCCAGCGTGGTGTCTGGAATCTCCACTGAGTACCGCATGCCAATGTCGTCAGTGCCCACCTCAAGCGTGCCGCTGCGGGTGCTGCCAAGAACGTGATTGCTGTCGTGGTTCCACAGGGCCACGATCGGGTGATCTTGCTCACGTAGGGCACGGTCAAACGCACCCGGCTTAATCTCCTCGCGGAACCGGCCTCCAAGCAGCGTAGAGCGGACGTTGTACTTTGCGGCGTAGCCGGTGATGTACGCCTTGCCGTTCTCACGCGTCTCGACGGTCAGCGGCAGCTGTGAGTTTCTACGCTCGCGGTCCACGGTCATTTTCTTATCTTCGTTCATGGCGTTTTCCTCTTGCGGCGCGAGCGTGCTGGTGCGGGCTTGCCAGCGGGGGCATCAATCGCGGACATGGGCGGCCCGGCCAGCAGCTGGTCGGTGTACGACACGGGCAGATTGTCGGCTGGGGCCGGGTCGCCCGCGTTGCCTACGCTGGCCGTGGCGGCAATGCCCTGCATGGTGGTGAGATTCATCTGCATGTACCGCTGGTCGCCGTCCGCGCCGATAGGGTTCATGTTCAACACTTCACGGCACTCGTTGATCGAGTAAATGCCGGTGTTGAGCATCGTTTGCAGCCAGTTGGCCTGGGCGGCAAGGTCGCCACGCAACAGCCCGCGGGTATCAAACTCAGCGAAGAAAACGTCATCTTTGACCACAAGGTCACGGGTGATGGCGGATTCCCAGCGGCGAAACCACGGCAAGAGCGTCTGCTGCACTAGGTCGATGGCGGCCTGCTCCTGCGAGGCATAACCAACCTTAGTCTTGTCTTGCACGTAGCTAGGGTCGACGCGGTACGCGCGGCATATCTCAATCACTTGATACTGCCGGGTTTCCAGAAACTGGCTCGCCTCATTAGACGATTGCACGTCCTTCCAATGCACGCCCTGCGGCAGCACAGCCGTTCTATGGCTTCGGTCGGCCCCACGGTGCATCCGCTCAAACTGCTCACGCAGCCGCTCGGCAGTCTCCACCGTGATCGGGTTGTCGCTCTCCATGAGCCCAGACAGCCGGCAGGCGTTGCCGAAGTAAGCCCCGCCGTGCGTCTCCAGGGCCTGGGCCAGAGCGATGGCATCACGGCTGAGCGTGATTGGCAGCATGCCCTCCACGCCGTCGTTCGACAGCCACCGCAGGTGAAAGATCTGGTCTTGCCGGTAGGGCGTCTCTCGCCCGTTCTGCTCGCGGTAGCAGTACCGCAGGCTGCCGTCCTCGAGCTGCTCCACTGTCATGCGGCTCGGGTGCAGCGGCCACAACTCTGACACCGCACCAGCGGCACCACTGCGGATCTCGGCGTATGAGTTGCCGTACAGCAGGCAGTGAGCCGTGAGCATCTCGCGGAACTCAAACGACGTGAGCCAGCCGTTGGGCTGCTGGTTCAACAGACGGTAGAGCGGCAGATCGCGGGCACGTTCTTTGCCGCCCTCGGGCAGCCGGCGAAACACATGCAGCGGAATCGTGGCGACGTTCTCGGCAATCAGCCGCACGCAGGCCAGCACCGTCGAGCACTGCATCGCCGTCTCAGGCGTAACCCGAACGCCAGCCGGACCACGGGACGGCGAATCGTTCCAGCCGTCGCCTGACGCACCACGTAGGTCGATGATGCGGTAGCTCTTTTCCTCTGTCGTCTCGGCGTTGGCGATCATATGGCGACCAAATCCCAGTTTTGCTCAGGTGGCGGTGCTGTCGATGTCTGCCAGAGGCCAATGGCCATCACCAGGCTGACGATCCCGTCAATGCGTTCGGTGGACTTCGCCTTGCTTGGTTTGATGTTTCCGGCCGCACTGTCCTGCTGAATCGCCACGTTGCTCGCCTGCCACGCCAGCACCGCGTGCCCACCGTGAAGCAGCTTGCCCGACACAACAAAGTTTTCCAGCTGCTTCGACGGGCCTGACAAAGAGCCGTAGCCCTGTCGAAAGTCTTGCATAGGAAGCCCATCTCCTTGCAGTTGTTGGCCGAGGTGAGCACTGCCCCACGGGTCCAATCCGATGCCACGAATGCGGTACTTACTGGCAAGGTTGACGATGTCACGACGCACCACCTCAAAGTCGGTGACGTTGCCATCAGTCATCGTCAGAAGGCCTTGCCGCTGCCAAGTTATGTAAGGAACCTTATCGCGTCGCTCACGCTGATGGGCGTTATCGCTCGGTATAAAAAAATGAGGCTCAACCCAGAACTGGCCGTTGTCCAGAGGGAACAACAGCACGAAGGCCGTGGTGTCAAACGTCGTGGCTAGGTCGAGCCCGGCCCAGCACTCGCGGCCGGCCAGGTCCACCGGGCAGGCACCGTTGCCCTGAGCCCAGTGATCCATCCGCAGCCACCTTTGATCCTGCTCCGTCCATTGGTCCAGATAGAGCTGGCGGAAAGTGTTCTCGTAGGTCGGCATCTCGATAGCCCTGGCACACTCGCTCCGCAGGAAGTCGAGCTTCACCGAGACGCCCAGGTTGGGATTCGCGGCAGCCCATACCTTTTCGTCCTTCCAATCGGCCTCCACTGGAGCCGCAAAAATCATTGGCAAGAACGACTCGTCCTTAATGGCACCGCTTGCGACACCCTCGGCGTACTTCCACACTTCCCAGCAAACGCTCTTTCGGTCGTAGCCTGCTGTGGTCAGGGCCACCGTCAGCGGGTTGCGTCGAGCACCTTGGCCCGACAGCATCACCTCCCACATCTCACGGTTGCTTACGTGGAGCTCATCGAAAACCACGGCATGCGGCGAAAGCCCGTGCTGCAATCCGGCCTCGGCAGACAGCGACTTGTAGGTCGAGTGCGTGGACTCGCGGACGATGGCGTTCCTGTAGACCTTCAACAGACTTGATAGCG